TGTTAACCGGAAAGTTTAGAAATAAGCCAATTAAAGTTAAAACCGTAGAAATAGATGATTTGGGACAACCCACAGTAAATGGAAGTCCTATTTTAAAATTTAGATTACCAAAATTAATGTAAAAAATGCAATTAGAATTAGATTTTAACAAAGGAAAACACGTAGTAGTATCACTTTCAGGTGGTATGGATAGCTCAACGTTGTTGCTTAAGGCACTAAATGAGTATGAAACAGTAACAGCTTTATCATTTGACTATGGTCAAAAACATAGAGTTGAATTAGAAAGAGCCCAATCATTAGTTAATTATTTATCTGAAAATGGTCATAAAGTAACATATAAACAAATTAAATTAGATGGTTTAGTTGATTTACTAGATTCATCACTTGTAGCAGGTGGGGATGAAGTTCCTGAAGGACATTATGCTGAAGATAATATGAAAGCAACAGTTGTTCCTAATCGTAATAAAATATTTGCTTCTATTATACAAGCCGTTGCTTTATCAGTAGCAAATAAAACAGAAGAAAATACAGATATTGCTTTAGGAATTCATGCAGGTGATCATAGTATTTATCCTGATTGTAGACAAGAATTTAGAGATGCAGATGATACAGCTTTTAGATTAGGTAATTGGGAAGCTGAAAGAGTAAATTATTGGACACCTTATTTATTAGGTGATAAATTTACTATTCTTCAAGACGGGGAAATATTATGTGAAGAATTGGGATTAGATTTCGATGAAGTTTATAAACGTACTATGACTTCGTATAAACCAATTAAAATAGTAACTAGTGGATTTATACAAACATCACCAGGTGTTGAGAACACAAAATTTACCTCACCCGTAGTGACTTGGTTCTCAGATTATAAATCAGCATCATCAGTTGAAAGAGTAGAAGCATTTATTAAATTAGGAAGAAAAGATCCAGCACCTTATGCAGACGAAACAGGTCCTGTAGATTATGAAACAGCTAGAATTTATGTAGAACAAGTATTAGCAGAGTATAATGACTAACGAACAACATTTGTTAACTATACTAGCCGAAGAATGTGCCGAAGTAGGACAACGAGCAACTAAAGCAATTCGTTTTGGGCTTGAAGATCCTGCTGGGGCACAACCTGGTTTTTCTTCAAATAAAAAAAGATTACTAGAAGAAATTAATGATTTACTAGCTGTAGTTAACTTATTATTTGGGGAGGATTATATTAATAACAATCAACAAAAATTAAAAAAAATCAAAATTGAAAAATATACTCAATTATCAAAAAAATTAGGACAATTATGAGCGACGGAATAACAGAAGCAAGAAAAGGTACATATTTTAGTAGTAAAAAATTAATCCCAACCGATGACCCCCAAACCGGTGAATTGAACCCTTATTATAAAGAACTTACAGGTAAAGAAAATCCTTTAGATATTAAACATATGCCTAATCAAAAATTGCATAAAGTTGCAAGTTTTATAAAATCAGGTATTCGTATTTTAGGATATGGAGCTTTATGGTGGAGCTTGGATATTGGGATCCTTTTACTTATATTGAGTGAAATAGTTGGAATAGGAGAAGAATTAGTATAAAAATAAAAAAGTTAAAAATTATGAAATATTTATATTTTAGCGCGAATTGGTGTGGTCCCTGTAAAACGTTAGGACCCATTATGGAAAGAGTAAAAAATTACAAAATTAATGTGCAGAAAATTGATGTTGACACTAATAGTGATTTAACATCCCAATTTGGAATACGAAATATCCCTACAGTAGTGTTAGTAAATGAAATGGGAGAAGAACATACTCGTATAACAGGAGTTCAAAGTGTAGAGAAATATGTTAGTGTTTATGAATCATTTGATATGCAAAAATAATGGGTAAATTTCAATCAAGTAAAGTATTCGACGGATTTAGTACAGTGTTTCGTCAATGGAAAGCAGAAACAACACACTGTAGATTTCTACATGGTTATGGTATTTCATTTAAAGTATATTTTGAAGGTGATTTAGATGAGCGTAATTGGGTTTGGGATTTTGGTGGTATGAAACGTGCTAAAACTCAAATTGATGGTAAATCACCTAAAGAATGGATGGATTATATGTTTGACCATACAGTTATTGTTGCTGAAGATGATCCTGGAATGGGTGGTTGGGAAACTATGAATAAGTTAGGTATAATTCAATTAAGAGTTATTGAAGCCACGGGTGCAGAAAAATTTGCAGAGTATATTTTTAACAAACTAAACCCATTTGTTCAAGAAGAAACAGATGGTAGGGTTAAAGTAACAAAAGTTAAATTTATGGAACATGGAAAAAACGCAGCGTACTATGGAGAATAAACAATTAAAGGGGATTGAAGATTACGATAAAATCCTCCCCATACTAGAAATTTATACTGCTGTCCAATCAGAGGGAAGTAGACAAGGTTATCCTACGGTTGTAGTTAGAACTACAGGTTGTACTCACAGATGTTACTTTGGTGAAGGTGGGTGGTGTGATAGTTGGTATACTTCAATCCATCCTGAAAAAGGTACATTTAATTTTAATGACATTATTAAAATGTATAATGAAAATCCTCATATTTCTGAAATGATGCTCACTGGGGGTTCTCCTACAATGCATCCTGCTCTAGTAAATGAATTAACTCATTTTGCTCATAAAAGAGGTATTTTTATTACAATTGAAACTGAAGGTTCTCATTTTGTAGAAACTGATCATCCTATTGGTTTATTATCAATATCTCCTAAATTTAAAAATAGTGTACCTGTAGTAGGTGCTATAACACCTAATGGAAAAGTTGCTGATGAGAAGATGATAACTCAACACAACAAGTTTAGAATGAATATTGAAAACATTGCTAAAATGATTTATTTCCATCACGACTTTCACCTTAAACCTGTCATTGATAAAGATTTAGCTGTTTTGCCTGAGGTAGAAGAATTTATTGAAAAGTTAGCTAATAAATTGTTGGATTTAGGATGGGAAAATTTTAACTATAACCCCCAAAGCTTACATGACACTATTAGTTATCTAAAATCAAAAACTTGGTGCATGCCAGCTGGAGATGATAGACCAGCACTATTTGAATCATATCCTGTGGTAATGGATATGTGTAGAGATAAAGGATATAAATTTACAGGTAGAGAACACATAATGGCTTTCGGGACTGAAAGGTGTGTTTAATTAAAAATAAAAAAAATGAAAAAATTTAATATCTTATTATTAATTTATATATTGTCATTTCCTCTGTTTGGACAGGAGGTAAAAACAATAGAAACTGATATATTTAAAATAGTATACTCAGAAGAATATCAACAACCCCTTTCAGTAGAATATGAAGTTCAATGTCCTTTTGGTACGGCAAGTAGAAAGGGTATGAACTTTTATGGAGTTGATTCTGTAATAACCTCTAATAACGATGATTATAAAAGTAATGAGTGGGATAAAGGTCATATGGCACCCGCTGCTGATTTTAACTGTGATACGGAAACTTTAAGAAAAACCTTTAGCTATTTAAATTGCGCCTTGCAACATAGAGGTTTAAATAGAGGTCCATGGAAAGAGTTAGAAGCATCTGAAAGAGCATTAGCAGAAGACTTTTATGTCTATGTTATTATTACGATACATTTTGATGATGGGGTAGGGATGCTTCCAACAGGAGCTAGAGTACCCACAGGATTTACAAAAGAAATTAGGATTGATGATACTACCTCCTTTATTTATGATTTTCCTAACAATAATGTTGCTGGTACACCTTACACTTATTTTAAAATCAATTGAGAGAATTAATTACAGCTGAAGATATTGATATTCAAACCAAAATCTTAGGCAAAAGAATATCAGATAACCATAGAGATGATAAAACACCTGTGGTTATGGTGGGCTTACTTAACGGTTGTTATGCGTTTTACAGCGATATAGTGCGAGCTATGCCGATTGTGGTGGAATGTGATTTTATGCGCGTTAAATCGTATGTAAATCGCAAGCAAGGCGATATACAAATCACTAAAGACCTAGAAACAGCTATAAAAGGTAAACACATTTACATTATAGATGATATCTATGATACCGGGAATACTATGACTGCTGTTATAGAATATCTAGAAGTAAAACACCCGGCCTCAATTTCAATTGTATCATTAATTACTAGAGAAACATCTCCAATTCCAAAGCAAAAACTATATAAAGCTTTTACCATTAAAGATGAGTGGGTTATTGGTTATGGTATGGATGATGAAAACGGACATAATAGAAATTTAAAATCAATTTGGGCTCTGTAAATAGGGTTCGTATATTAATGGAAACAAAAAGTTATAAATGGAAAATAAACGTAGAAAAATCCACGAAGAATTAGAAGTAGTACAAACCGGGTTTGCTAATGGAGTAGCAGAAGGTTTCCCCCTAAACAATGATGAAAAATTATCAATGATTGATGATGCGGAAGTAGCATTTGGTCAATTTTTAGATGCTCTAAAATGTGATTGGAGAAATGATCCAAACTCAATGGAAACCCCTCGTAGAGTAGCTAAAGCATATGTAAACGATTTATGGGAAGGTAGATACAATGCAATGTCTCCTATTACTTCATTCCCCTCAGATGGTTATGATGGTATTATTATAGAAAGAAATATTCCTTTAACGTCAATGTGTTCCCACCATCACCAAACTATTGGAGGAGTAGTTCATATTGGTTATATTGCAGGAGATAAAGGACAAGTAATTGGGTTATCTAAATTAAACAGAATAGTAGAATTGTTTGGTCGTAGAGGAGCTATCCAAGAGCAATTAACATCAGCAATCCATAATGCTGTAGATAAAATTACTGAAGGTAATAAAGGTGTAATTGTTACTATTGTTGGTACTCATAATTGTGTATCTTGTAGAGGAGTTAAACATCAAGGTGCCGCAATGGTTACAACTAAAGCATCAGGTGTGTTTAGAGATAATAATAACCTATCACGTAAAGAATTTTTTGACAGTCTGAAGATTAATAACGGAGGACATAATATTTAAATAACAGTTATGAGCAAAAGTAATGTACCATTTGTAAATGAAGTAGAGGAATTTAATTCCACTATGGGTAAACCCAACAATTATGAACCAACAATCCCCGAAAAGAAAGAATGGCAGTTTGTTTATGATTTTATTCTCGAAGAACTTGAAGAATATAAAGCTGCCTGTGAAGCAGGAGATATTGTTGAGGTTCTTGATGCTTTATGTGACATTGCCTATGTTTCGTTGGGTAACGGAACTATGTTACATGGTCTTAAGGATAAGATATGGCCATCGTATCAAGAAGTACAAGGGTCGAATATGTCTAAGGCTTGTTCAAGTGAAGAGGAAGCACAATCAACAGTGGAGCTTCGATCAAAAGAACAAAAAGAACCATGCCATTATGAAAAGGTTGGTAAATATTATATTGTCTATAGAACACGAGATAGAAAAGTAATGAAAAATATTAATTACTACAGACCAGATCTAAAACAGTTTTTTACAGAAGAAGAGTTAGATAATGTATAAAAAAGCATTTGCACAAAATTTAGGTAAAAATAAATATCTTATACATGAGTGGACTGATGAGGGTTATCAAAAAATAGAATGGTTCAATCAAGTTTATACAGGGTGTAGTGAAGCAGATGCTACTCATGTAGGGTTGAATGGGGAACCTTTAAAGAAGATTTCTAAATGGGAAAGAGAAGACCCAAAACTCCACTTCCATGATATGACTCCTTATCAAAAGTTTCTTGTTGAGAAGTATGGAATTGATGATGAACCATCCCAATCCCACCGTGAAATATTTTTTGATATTGAAACGGAATGGGGTGATGCTCTTACTGAAGAATACATTAAATCAGCACCTAAAAAAGTTACTTCAATTGCTTGGTACGATAAGCAGGTAGATGAATGGGGGATATTAATTTTAGATAAAAAATCACAACTTAATAGAACTAAGGCTAGAAATAAAGAGATTATTCCTTGTGCTACAGAAGATGAATTATTGTTAAAATTCTTAGAAAGATTTAGAGAGATGGATCCTGACATTATAGTAGGATGGAACAGTGATTATTTTGATATTCCTTATCTCTATTATAGAATGTGTAACGTTCTAGGTGAAGATGTAGCTCGTTATTTATCTCCAATTGGTCATGTAAGAGAAACACCTTGGTATAAAGATCAATACATACAGATAGCAGGTGTAGAATCACTTGATTATATGCGTTTACATAAAAAGTTTAGTTGGGCAGATGAACCATCATTTAAATTAGATGCTATTGGGGAAAAGTATGTTGGTGTGAATAAAATAGAATATGAAGGTAATCTCGATGATTTATTTGAAGCCGACATACATAAATTCATTCAGTATAACTTTGTTGATGTTGAGATTTTAAAACTACTAGATGAAAAATTAGAATATTTATCCTTAGTAAAAAACTTGGCTCATAAAGGCAAACACAACTATAGTGAAGTATATGCTAATACTAAAACACAAGACGGAGCAATTTCAGCTTATTTATTAAGTAAAAAAATAGTTCCACCTGCAAAAGATCGTAATCCTTTATCTAAAAAGAATTATGCTGGTGGTTATTTATTCTGTCCTAAAGCTGGTATCTACAATTATGTATTTGATGAAGATTTAACTTCACTATACCCTTCAATTATTATGACTGTTAATATTGGTAAAGAAACAATGGTTGGTAGGATTATAGATGCGGATGATAGGAATAACCGTTTAGGATTAAATGATTTAAAGAATAAAGATCCTGAAGAAGAATTAATTATTGAAAACGCTAAACGTAAAAAGACTAAACTCAAAGTAAAAGAATTGGTCAAATTTATAGAAAATAATAAATGGTCCATTTCAGCTAATGGGGTTATGTTTACCACAAATCGCGAATCAGTTCTATCAACTATTCTTAAAAAATGGTTTGATGAGAGAGTTTTATATAAAAATGAAATGAAAACAGCATATAAATCTGGTAATAAAGAATTAGGTGCTGCATTTCATATGAAACAATATACAATGAAAATTTTGCTAAATAGTTTGTATGGTGCAACTGCTCTTGGTAGTTTCCGTTATGGTAATGTTATTTTATCTGAGGCCATTACATTAAGTGGTCAGCGTATTATCCAGGAAAGTGCATTAACAGCAAATCGCCACATGAATAAAGTATTAAGAGAAGAAATTAAATTAAATTAAATGCCATTAAAACCACAATCGATTAGAAAAGGTGTCACTATAAAAATTAATGACAATATAGTAGAAAAAGAAGAATTATTAGCTTTAAGTACCTTTTGGGAAGAAAAACATATTACTTTTTTCAAGAAAATGTTAAAACAAGGAGGGAACTTTAAGATTATGAATGATCGCATATCCATTATTCCTGCTGAGGTACTTCGAAATAATAAAGGAGATAAATGGAGTAATGCTACTGTTAAATCCCCAGGCCCCGATGATAGATTTTAAATATGAAGCATTTAGAAGATACTCCTTGGTGGATTTGTGATCCTGAAGATACTAATTACGTAGCATATTCGGATACCGATTCTATTTATATCCATGCTGAACCTCTACTTAAACACTTATATCCTGACTTTAATGAAATGTCGAGTGAGGATAAAGATGATAAATTAGAAGAAATTGCTCTACAATATCAAGATATTATTACTAATTCTTATGGTAATCTAGCTACTGATTGTTTCAATGCTAGTGGGAAGCATAGGTTAGAAATGAAAACAGAATGCGTTATTCGTTCAGCTTACTTTAGAGCTACTAGAAGGTATGCCCAATGGATTACTAAGCAAGAAGGTATTGTAAAAGAAACACTTGATGTCAAAGGTCTTGAGTTTAAAAAAGCAAATTTCCCACCTGTATTAGGTAAATTTTTTAAACAAGCATTAATTGATGTTTTAAAAGGTGCCGAACAAAGTGATATAGATAAAAGAGTTAAAGAATTTAGGCAGCAAATATTAGATGGTAGTATTTCTCTTATCCAATTAGGCAATCCAACCTCTGTTAAAACTCTTAACAAATACACTGAACGAAAAGCTAAAGCTGGAGAAATGTTTTCTATTGTAGCTAAAGGAGCCCCAGCAGCTGTAAGAGCAGTTATAAAATATAATGATTTAATTAAATTTTGGGGTTTAAATAAAGAATATAGTTACATTACCCAAGGTGAAAAAATAAAATGGATATACCTCAAACCAAACCCATACCAAATTGAAGCTATTGCCTTTTTAGAGTTTGGCATTCCCGAAAAAATTCGTACATTTATTGACAAATACGCAGATAGAGAAAAAATATTTGAATCTATTCTGCTTAACAAATTAGAAGGTTTTTATTCAGATCTTGGTTGGAATTTAAACTTAAACCCATACAAAGATATATTTTTTAACTTATGATAAACAAAATATTACTTCAATCAATACTTAATAAGTATCATTTAGGTGTTAACCAATCCGTTAAATGGGTTATTAATAATAATAATCTGGAAATTGATTTTGTAAGCCCTACTAAAGATATTATAGGTAAAGTATTATGTTCTGATTTTAAACTAGAGGATAGTGAAATTGCTATTTACGATACTAAAAAACTATCTAACCTATTATCTATCTGTCAAGGTGATTTACTTTTAGAATTAGAAAAATCCCATAAAATCTACACCAAATTAAATATATCAGATGCAAGTTTTAACTTGACATATGCATTATCAGACCCATTGTTAATGGAAAAAGTAGGTACTGTTAATGTACCCCAATGGGTAGTGGAAATTCCATTAGAAAAAGAAAATATTGCCAATTTAATTAAAGCTAAAAGTGCTTTAGGAGAAACAGATAATATGCTATTTACTACTACAGTAAATTTAGATAATGAAGACATTTGTGAGTTTGTTTTTGGAGATGAGATGGGACATAACAATAAAATTATATATCAAATCTTAGGAGATATAAGAGAAACAGATCTAAAAATCCCATTTAATTCTGAAATGTTTAAATCTATTTTACAAGTAAATAAAGACATGGAAGAAGGTAAAATTTATGTGAGTAGTATGGGGTTAATGAAATTAGAGTTCAAAACCGATACTATTTACAGTGAATATTTTATGGTAAGGAAAGCTGAAACAAGTTTTTAAAAAACCTATAAGAAAACAAAAAAGTTACATACGTATAATAAAGTTACCTTAGGGCGCACGTTTTATTTTTATTAACCGATGATCGAAAGACATCACAAACTTAAATGATATGAGTACATTATTTCAAAACCCAACACCCTTCGATATTTTATATCGAAATTTTTACAAAGCAGATGAAGCATACGCTCCTGCATTAAATTCAAAACAACCCCATCCTTTAGACATTTATTACGACCAAGAAGGTCTTTACTTCGAAGTTGCATGCACCGGTCTAACTAAAGAAGATATTTCAATAGAAGTTGAATCTGACGTTTTAAGGATATCTTACGATAAACCAAAAGAAGAAACCCCAACAGATTTGTCAGGGTATATTTACCATGGTTTGAGTAGAAAGTCATTTAGTTTAGGATATAAAATCGCTCCTAAATTCGATTTGACTAAAATTGATGCTGAAATGGAAAATGGATTATTGAAGCTTTCAATCCCATTAACTAAAGAAGCTAAACCAAAATCAATTAAAATTAAGTAACCAAAAGCGCCCTTAGGTTTACTTTAATTTGGATACCCCAATATTTTTTCGTATATTCACGTTATATATTTAAAATAAAAACAGTTATATTATGGCAGGAAGACAAAAAGGATCAACAACTTTAACCTATATTAAAGACCCAATTCTAGAACCTTACTTCATACAAATGGATGATCATAATTATACTTTGTGTAAAAATGTTCCTACACAAAATGGTGATTCTTATGAAACAAAGCTTGGATTTTATAGAGGTTTAGATAGATGTATTAATGGGATAGTTAGGGACCAAATAACTAAGAAAAATTATGAATCACTTCAGGATTATCTTACAGAATATAAAGAATTACAAAACCGTTTAATCAATCATTTTAATATATGAAACTAGAACCCATGTATAATGCTGTGATAGTAAAACCTATCGAGCATACCGAATCCAAATATGGATCAATTATTGTACCTGATACAGGTAAAGAATCCTCCAAGAAAGGAGAAGTAATAGGAATAGGCCCAGGCCATAACATCCCAGGAGTAGGATTTATAGAAACTCAACTTAAAGAAGGAGATATTGTAATTTTACCTTCTATGGGTTTTACTAAATTTGAATATGGGGATGAAGAATATTGGATAGGCCCTGAAAATCAAGTACTAAGCAAAATTAAATACGACGAAAATGAATAAAATTATAGAATTTGGACCTGAAGCAAGAACTAAACTTGTACAAGGTATTGATAAATTAGCAGATGCTGTTGTGTCTACATTAGGACCTAACGGAAGAAATGTAATTATTTCCCAACAAACCGGCATCCCCCAATCTACTAAAGATGGTGTTACAGTAGCAAAATCCATTTCTTTAAAGGATGCTATAGAAGAAGCAGGAGTGCAAATGGTAAAACAAGCAGCTATTAAAACAGCGGATATTGCTGGAGATGGAACTACTACTTCTACTTTATTGGCTCGTGAAATGATTAAAGCAGGATTAACTTATCTTAATAATGGTGCTAATGCAGTTGAAATTAAAAGAAGTATTGATGGTGCCGTTAAAAAAGTAGTAGAATTCCTTAAAGAAGAATTAAGTGAGGAAATAAGTTCTGAAGAACAACTTGAACAAATTGCTACCATCTCAGCCAACAATGATAAAGAAGTAGGAAAATTAATCTCTACTGCTATGGAAAAAGTAGGCAGAGAAGGAATTGTTCATATTGAAGAATCTAAATCAGGGGAAACCTATCTTGAGACTGTAGAAGGAATGCAATTTGATCGAGGTTACAAGTCACATTATTTTGTTACTAATAATAACACAATGACTTGCAATTTAGAAAATCCATGGATTCTAATAGCTAATAGTAAATTTACTCAAGTAAAAGAATTACTTCCTGTTTTAGATAGTATTTCAAGTACCAATAGACCTTTACTTATAATTGCTGAAGATATTGAAGGTGAAGCTCTTGCTACTCTCATTGTTAACAAGATTAGAGGAACTCTAAATGTTTGTGCTGTTAAAGCCCCAGATTTTGGTGATAGAAGAAGACTCGTAATGGAAGACATTGCTATTACTACAGGAGGTCATGTTTTTGATAGTGAAAAGGGAATGAAACTTGAGAAATTTAGTTGGGATTGGTTAGGAGAAGCCCGTTTAGTAACAATAACTAAAGATGAAACTACTATCATTGACGGTAAAGGAGATGAAGAAGGAATTAATGCTAGAGTTGATGAATTGGAATCCCAGATTGATAAAGCACAATCTAATTATGAAGTTGAAAAACTACAAGAACGTTTAGCTAAATTCGTGGGTGGTGTATCTATTATCCATGTAGGAGGTTATACCGAAGGTGAGATGAAGGAAAAGAAAGACAGAGTAGATGATGCTTTACATGCTACTAAAGCTGCTATAGAAGAAGGAATTATACCAGGGGGTGGATCAGCATTAATTAAAGCAAAACAATGCCTTAACCCTAAAAATAGTATTGGAGAAAAAATTGTATTCGATGCTTGTAGTAAACCTTTCTCCCAAATTCTAAAAAATGCTGGTGTTGACGATCCTACTCCTACCCATTGGGAAATGAATGTTCAAGTTTGTGGTAAATGGCAAGGATACAATATTAAAAATGAAGAAGTAGTTGATATGAAAGAAGAAGGAATTATTGATCCTACCAAAGTAACTCGTACAGCTCTTGAAAACGCTGCTTCTGTTGCAGGGACCGTATTACTTACAGAATGTGTTGTAGTAGAAGATCTTGAAGATAAAAAAGAAGATCCTAGTGCAATGATGAATGGGATGTTTTAATGGAGATAAAAACTACAGAACACAATGAATTAATCGCAAATAGACAAGCCCCAGGAGATTCTTGGGTGCTTGTTGGCGATAAAGTAGTACATAAATCCCTCACAGAAGCTTTAGAGGCATGGTTTCAAAAAACACAACAAAAAGCTGAATTTAGACTTGCCCCTTTAGATAGTAAATTGTATGTTATACGTCAACAAGAAGAAGAAATTCTACCTGAAGAACCTCAAAGTTTTAGCATTTATGGAGAATTTAAACAAGGAGTATAAATGAAAGACCATTCACTATTAGTAGAAAAATATCGTCCTACACAGTTAGATAATTATGTAGGTAACGAAAATATTAAAAAAACCATATCACAGTACTTAGGTCAAAATGATATACAAAATTTAATATTTTATGGACCTGCAGGTACGGGTAAAACAACACTTGCAAAGATTATAGTAAAAAATCTTGATTGTGATTTTATTTACATTAATGCATCTGATGAAAGAGGTATTGAAACTATTAGAGATAAAGTATCTGGGTTTGCTTCGACTGCTAGTTTTAAATCACTAAAAGTGGTAATTTTGGATGAGGCAGATTTTCTTACTATACAAGCCCAAGCCTCACTCCGTAATGTCATTGAAACATTTTCTCGTAATACCAGGTTTATCTTAACTTGCAATTATATAGAACGTATTATTGATCCGTTACAGTCTAGATGCCAAACACTTAAAGTAATTCCACCATCAAAGCAAGATATTGCTTACCATTGTATGGAAATTTTTAAAAGTGAGGAAGCAAGTTGCAGTGCTGATGATTTAAAAACTATTATAAATCAGTATTACCCAGATATCCGTAAAATGCTTAATACTATTCAACTATCAATCCAAGATGGTAAAGTAGTAATAGATAAATCAGTACTTGTGTCATCTAACTATATGGCCTCGGTATTGAAAGAATTAACTAAGAAAAAACCTGATTGGAGAGAAATTAGACAAATAATTACAAATGCAAATATTCAAGACTTTGAAGAGTTTTATCGTTATCTTTACGATAATGCTACAATTTATATTCCTGGTGGTGAAGGAATGGTGGCAATCCTTATTAATGAACACTCATATCAAGCGAATTTTAGAATTGATAAAGAAATAAACTGTATGAGTTTAATAGCAAAATTAATTAATCTTAAATAAATAAATGATGAAAAATCAACAACAAGAACTAAACGTAAACATTGATCTTAAAAATACTCAACCGGTATTATCTTCCACAGGTGGGAAAGTATTTTCTGAAGGAGTTATTCTTCGTAAAGTATCTAAATTTGTAGCAGGTACCTCTGAAGATGCTATTATGCCTATTCCTGTATTTTATGATGTAGTAACAGGTGAAATTATCCAAGAAATGTTACCTAAAGAATTAAAAAAAGAGTTTGAAGAAAAAGCAAGTAAATAATATTTTCGGGTGGTTAGATGAAATAATGTTATATAAATCTAACCACTCTTCTTTTTCTAACGAATCATGGGATAAATGGAATACCTATATGGTTAACCGATATTTATCCATGGACATCAATTATATAGATGTTGTAAATTATGTGCAAAAAATAAACCCACAAAATAAACAACAAATATATTCAATTTACCGAGAAATGATTCCAAAGAAAAAACTATGGCTCAAATATACCAAAAACGAAAATAAGAAAAATTATAAAGAAATACCGGACTATATAGCAAAATACTTTAAGTGTTCCCTTAAGGAAGCTAATGAGTATATTTATATTTTACGTAAATCTGGGGTTCAAGAGATTCTTGGTAATATGGGGTTAGATGAAAAAGAAACTAAAAAACTAATAAAAGGAACTAAATTATGAAACAAATATTATTGATATTGCTAATAATCCTAAATGGGGTTTGGAGTAGTGTTGCACAAATGAATGTAACAAACACGACACCCTTTAATTCAAGTATTCACTTACTTCAAAATGTGTTTATGGGAAGCAACATCACTGCATTCAATTTTGAATACAATGGGACAGCAAATGGTAATGTCAATAATCAAGTTGGATATTTTACAGGTGGAGGTAATATAATTGGGATAGATAGTGGTCTTGTAATGTCCAGTGGAAATATTAATTCAATCCCAAATAATGGGTTTGCTTCGACTAGTTTTAATGGAAGTGGTGATGCTGATGTGTTACAAGTAGCTCAATCTATTGGGTGGGGAACACCTCCTAATGTAATGAGAGATAGAGCAGTTCTTGAGTTTGACTTTGTTGCACCCCAAGGTGATTCTATTTCTTTTGAATATTGTTTTGGGTCTGAGGAATGGCCCACATATCCATGTTCTCAATATAACGATGCATTTGGATTCTTTATTAGTGGTCCTGGAATCAATGGAGCATATTCAAATAATGCGGAAAATGTATCTATTATCCCAGGTACAGATACATTGCCTGTTTCGATTACATCAATACATAATGGGACAGGTGCAAATCCATGCAATGGAAATCCTTCATATAATCAGTATTACAATAATGGTCCAATTAATAATGCATTTACCTTTGCTGATTTAAATAATGGGAATTATGCAGGTGCTTGGACTGATGTTTTTGAAACAAAACGTATTTGGGTTAATGCTTGCGATACCTACCATGTAAAAATGGCAATCTGTGATGGTGTTGATAGAATATTTGACTCCGCAGTTTTTCTTAAGGCTAAAAGTTTTGAATTTTTTGGCATCTCAGTAAACCCCCAACCATCTTACAACCCTTGGGGTTTTGATAGTGCCCTATATGAAGGATGTGGAAACTTAGAATTATATTTTACACGAATTGACTCAACTTATCCTCCATACACCCTTGAATATTCAATAGCAGGAAATGCAACAATGGGGGTAGATTATGAGACAATTCCTGGATGTTCTCTTGTTAATGGGATTTATGAATGTGAAATAACATTCCAACAAGATTCATCTTCTGTTGGGGTTAATGTAGAAATATACTACGACACAATTTCCGAGTCTTATGAAACTTTTGACTTTATCGTAACTGACTCCAACGTTTCTATGTGTGGTAGTAACGATACATTATCATTAACTATTATAGACCAACCTGTACTATCTGTATCATCCTTTGGCAATACAACATTAGATTGTAGTGATTCAGCTGCACTTATAGGTGTTACTATTAATAATGGTTTACCCCCATTCACTTATACATGGAGTAACTCAACTTCACCTGATTCAACCCAATCAGTTCTTCCTACAGTAACCTCATCGTATGTAGTTCAAATTGAGGATGGATGTGGGTTTCAATCATCCACTGAAGTAATTACTGTTGGGATCTTTAATGTACCTTGGTCAGTAGTAAAAATTGGTGATGAACAAACAATAAATTGTACGGACTCACCTGTAGATATTGCTGTGGAAGTAGAATTCAATGATCAAATTTGGCACGGAGATATCTCATACCTCTGGGGAGATGGAACTACAGATTCAACTCTAAGTGTATTTAGTTTGGTTGATACATCTTATAATGTAATAATTGAAAGAAATTG